GGCCTGTGCTTCGGCGCCTCACACGACCGCCTGTTCCCCACCATCTACCGCCTCACCCAGACCGACACCGGCGGCCTGTCCACCGTCCGCCTCGGCGACTACCCGCGCGACCAGCTGGTGCCCTGTGACGCCACCGGCGCCGCGTTCCTGCTCATCCACCGCGACCTCCTGGCCGCGATGCGCGACAAGGGCTTCAACCGGACCTTCCCGTGGTTCCAGGAGACCGAGCTCGACGGGCAGCCCGCGGGTGAGGACCTGACGTTCTGCCTGCGCGCCCGCCAGCTCGGCGCCCCAGTGCACGTCGACACGCGGGTGAAGGTCGGGCACCACAAGTCCACGGTCTACACCGAGGCGCTGTTCCAGTCCCAGCAACCCATCGTCTAGACCGGGAGGTCGCTCATGGCTGTCGTGACACTGACCCAGGTCAAGACGCACCTGAACATCACGACCACCAGCGACGACACCGAGCTGACGTTCTTCGCCGGCGTCGCCACGGCCCTGGTGCAGGGTCACGCGGACCGGATCTTCGAGGTCACGTCGCTGACCCAGACGTTCGACGGCGGCACGGACACGTTCGTCCTGCGCACCTCACCCCTGACCACGGTCACATCCGTCACGGTCAGCGGGACCGCCCTGGCCGCGGCCACGTACGTCGCAGACCTGCAGAACGGCATCGTCCGCACCCTCGCTCGGCAGCCGGCCGGATTCGGCACGGTCGTCATCGCGTTCACCGTCGGCTCCACCGACGTCCCGGACCTGATCGAGCAGGCCACCCTCGAGGCCGTGCGTCACCTGTGGGAGACGCAGCGCGGCAAGCGCGGCGGCCGCCAGCCCCGCGAGGGCGACGAGTACGTGCCCGGCACCGGCTACTCACTGCCCAGGCGCGTCGAGGAGCTCCTCGACAGCCTCCGCAACGTGTCCTGACCCAACCCAAGAACACCCACGGGGTCGCAGCCGTGGGGAGTGTGGCCCGCTTCTCCTCGGGAGCGGGCCACACGCACACCCGAGGAGCACCGCATGCGCACGAAGGACACCATCTCGATCGCCTGGGCTGACCCGGGCATGGTTGAGGGCGAGTTCGCGATCGCCCTGGCGCAGCTCATGGTCGCGCGGACGTCGTTCTTCGGGCCGACGATCCGCTGCGAAGGCTCCGCGCTGATCTCGCGGATCCGCAACGACCTGGTCGCCGGGTTCCTGGACCACACCACGTCGGCGTGGCTGCTGATGCTGGACTCCGACGAGGTCCTGACCATCGAGGCGTTCGACAAGCTCGTCGCCACCGCGCACGACGCGTCGCACCCGATCGTGGCGGGCCTTTACTTCGGGATCCGCGCGCGCCGCGACTCGTACCCGCAGCCGACGCCGATGATCCTGCGCGCGACCGAGGTCGGCTACGCGCCGATCGACGACTACCCGACCGACCGTGTGATTCCCGTGGACGCGGCCGGCACCGGATGCCTCCTGATGCACCGCAGCGTCCTTGAGGCGATGCGTGATCGCGCGACACCTGACCAGGGCCGCATGTACTGCTGGTTCCAGGACGAGCCGCTGGAGGGCCACTGGTGGGGCGAGGACGTGCTGTTCTGCCGCAAGGCCAAGGCCCTGGGCTTCCCGATCCACGCACACACCGGAGCGATCTTGCCGCACCGCAAGCGCTACTGGGTCACCGACAAGCACTTCCAAGCCGAGAGGGGCTGACACGTGGCCACGTCGACCATCGCCGCAGCAACTGACGCCCTCGTCGCCATCATCCGGGCTGCTTCCAGTGTCGACGACTCGGCGATCTTCGATGGCCCACCGATCACCGACGAGCCGGACGACTTCATCTGCGTCGGCGCCCTGCCCGGTGACGGCGGCGGCGAGGCGATCAGCGGAGTGCAGACCTCGGAGACTCTGGGGAACGCGCGCCGCTCTGAGGTGTACGCGATCCAGTGCTACATCAGCTGCTACAAGGGTGACACCGACATGAGCGCCAGGCGCTCGCATGCCTTCGCCCTGTTCGCTGAGATCGAGTCAGCGATCCGATCCAACGGCACCTTGACCAACACCGTCCTGTTCGCCGAGATCGGATCCACCGGGGTCATGCAGGAGCAGGCACCCGACGGGATCGTCGTCACCCTCTCGTTCTCAGTCGCCGTCCAACTGTCACGAATCTAGGAGCCAGTCATGGAGTTCCGCAACGTCTCACCTCTGGGTGACCTGTACATCCCAGCCCTGGGCCTCGAGGTCGCGGCCGGGGACACGTTCACCGTGAGCGACGAGCTCGCGGAATCGCTGCTCGAGCAGCCCAGCAACTTCCAGCCCATCAAGCCGGTCAAGTCCGGTGCAGTCAAGGACAAGGAGTAGGTCATGGCCATCGGTTCCGGCATTGGCGCACAGTTCGGCGTCGTCACTGAGTCGACGTTCAACACGTACGTCGCGCCCACGCGTTTCCACGAGTTCAACAGCGAGTCCCTGACGTACCGGAAGAAGACCGTGGAGTCCCGCGGACTTCGCGCCGGCGGCCAGGCACCCCGCTCGGTGCGCCGCGTGGTCACCACGTTCGACGCGGGCGGCGACGTCGAGTTCGACGTCACCAACCGCACCATGGGCGTGATCTTGTCCCACATGATGGGCACCGCCCCGACGCCGACGCTGGTGACGACGGGCGTGTACACGCAGACGTTCACCCTCGGCGACCCGTTCACGCGGTCGTTCACGGCCCAGGTCGGTGTCCCGCAGTACGGCGGCACCGTCACCCCGAAGACCCTGACGGGCTGCAAGATCCCCTCCTGGTCCCTCTCGGTGGCAAACGGCGAGATCCTGAAGGCGAAGATCACGCTCGACGCCGCCGGCTACTCGACGTCGCAGAGCCTGGCCACAGCCTCGTACACGGCGGCGGCCGAGGTCCTGCACTTCGCGCAGGGCGCCATCACCGTCGACGGGGCCGCGGTGGCGAACATCCGCGACTTCGACCTGTCTGTGGACAACGGCATCAACACGGGCCGCTACAACCTCGGCGGCTCGGGCGCGAAGTCGACCCACAACCAGGTGGATTTCCGCAAGATCGCCGTCAAGGCCAACGCGGAGTTCACCGACACGACGCTGTCGGCCAAGCACCTGTCGGATGCGTCTCTGGCGCTGGTCCTGACGTTCACGGGCAGCCTGCTCACCGGCACCCACTACAACACGCTCACCATCACGGTCCCGGCTGTGAAGCTGGACACGGACCAGCCGATGGTCGGTGGCGCTGGAGCGGTCGACGTGTCCTTCTCAGGAACCGCCTACGACAACGGCACGGATGAGCCGCTGACGATCGTCACGAAGAACGCAGACGCGGCGCTCTAATGATCGAGATCGACGCTCGAGACTACGACCTGCTCTACAAGCGGGTCCGGCAGCTCGACGTCGAGGTAGGCAAGCAGCTGCGCAAGCGGCTGACCGCCACGGCCAAGCCGATCGTCGAAGAAGTTCGCACCGCTGCGCGGCGGCTACCGTCGCGCAGCGGTGGCGAGGCCGCGAAGTGGCGCAAGAAGAAGGGCGTCGATGCGGGCGCGGGGCTGCGCCAGGGCCTTGCTGCCGGCGCTCAAGCGCAGGTCAATCCGACGCGTCCGGGGAACTTCTCCATCCGCATCAAGGTGTCCAGCACCAAGTTCGCGGCCGCGACAGGCAAGCCCGGGTCCCTGCCCCGCTACGTGGAAGGGCTGACGCGCCGCCCTTGGCGTCACCCAGTGTTCGGGACTGACAAGTGGGTCGTGCAGTCCAGCACCCCATTCCTGCTCGACACCGTCCTGCCCCACAAGCACGAGGTCGCAGAGCAGGTGCGGAAGGCGTTCTTGGACGCGCTGCGAGATCTTCACATCACCGACTAACCGAGGAGCACCAGATGCCATTGACGATCCGAGGCACCGTCTACCCGATCCCGTTCGACGAGGGAGTGAAGGGGGCGACCGGCGGCGAGCTTGCTGCCATCGAGGATGCGTTCAGTATCCGCGATGGGCTGCTGCTGCTGCGCACCCTGGGCATGAGCGACGAGGAGATCGGCGAGCTGCCGCCGGGGTATGCCCGGTGGAAGGCCGCGCATGCGTTGTGCTGGCTGGCCCTGCACCGCCAGGATCCGGCCGTGACGCTGCTGTCGGTCATGGATGAGTACGGCATCGACGAGTTCGACCTGACTGGCGTACCGGACCCTCAGGAGCCCGACGACGCGAGCACTCAGGCGTCCGAGGGCTGATCCGCGCACACCTACCGCTCCTCATGCACGTCTATGGCGGGATCACGCCGGACAACGTGTGGGACATCGAGCTCGACACTCTGCAAGACCTCATCGCTGCCGCTCAGTCGTTGATGACTGCCGGCTCGCCGAATCTGTGAAGGGGTGACCCGTGGCTGACACCTCGGTAGGCATCAACCTGATCGGTCGGGACATCTCTGCGACGCGCGCGCTGCAGCATGTGGGCCGCCAGGCGGAGATGACGAGCAGCAAGTTCTCGGCGATGGGGTCGATGATGAAGGGCGCGCTCGTTGGGGCGTCTCTCGCGGCGGGTGCGTTCGCGGTGAAGATCGGGGTCGACTCGGTCAAGGCCGCGGTCGACGATGAGGCCGCGACGCAGCGGCTCGCGGTCGCGCTGAAGAACATCGGCGCGCCGGAGCAGTTGCAGCAGGCGCAGGACTACATCGACAAGCTCGGGATGCTGTACGGCGTCACGGACGATGAGGCACGGCCGGCTCTCCAGCGGCTCGCGGAGGCGACAGGTTCGCTCGGCGCTGCTCAGGGGCTGCTGAATGTCGCACTCGATGTCAGTGCGGGCAGTTCCAAATCGCTTGAGGCAGTTTCGGTCGCGTTGGCAAAAGCAGCAGGGGGCCAGACAGCCGCTTTGGGCAAGCTCGTTCCCGGTCTGGATCAGGCGACCCTCAAGAGCGGCGACCTGTCCAAGATCACGGACGAACTGAGCAAGCGCTTCGGCGGGCAGGCTGCTGCTGCTGCCGATACTTGGGAAGGCAAGATCAAGCGGCTGTCTGTCGCTGGCGATGAGCTGAAGGAAGCGTTCGGCTACGGCATCCTCGACGGATTCAATCAGGGCATCGGCAAGGGCAGCACCGGTGTCGATGGCCTCGTGCAGGCGCTGCATGACGCGCAGCCGGGGATCCAGGCGCTCGGCAAGCAGCTCGGTGTCGTCGGCGGTGAACTGATCCACGTGGTCGGCTGGCTCGGCCAGGCGTTGTCGGTCATTGAGGGCATCGGTATTCAGGCGCCCATCACGGGGCAGCGGATCTCGCTGATGACTGGTCTCATCGGTGGGGCCATGACGCTGTGGGGCGAGTTCCAGTCGCTGACCGCTGAGGGCGGCCCGAATCAGATGGCCCCGGAGTTGGCGGCGAAGCGGTGGGAGGCCGTCCAGCGTGCGCAGGACAAGGCTGAGGCGTGGAATCGGAAGCACCCCGGCAACCGGAAGTCCTACATGGACTTCAACGTGGAGCCGACCGATCCGGCCGACGCCGCAGCCGCAGCCGCGGAGAAGGCGTACCAGGCGTACCTGAAGAACTTGAAGGGCCGCGCGACCCCCAAGGGCGGCTCGGCAGCGAAGGCTGTCGCCGACTCGATCAGTGCCCCGATGCAGGAGGCGCTGGACCTCGCCCAGGCGAAGATGAACGCCTACGCCAACTCGCAAGCCTCGGGCTTCGGCGAGGCCGGCATGAACGTCATCACGCAGCTCGTCGCCGGGATCCACCTCGGCGGGAAGTCCCAGAAGACTGGCGACGCGATCCGCAAGCAACTTGAGGATGGTCTCGCGAAGGTCGGCGACCTGGTGGCGAAGGCCCGGGACTACGGCAAGGGCATCGCTGAGGGGCTGATGGGGCAGCTCGACATCGGCTCTGTAGCCGATGAATGGCAGGCCCGTCAGGATGCGGTCACGGAGGCGCTGAAGGCCGTCGTGGACGCGCGTGCGCGGATCACCGCCGAGTCCACTGACTCCGAGCGGGCGAACCTGGCAGAGCTGCAGTCCGTGTACCAGAAGGCGCAGGAGGATGCGGCCAAGGGTGGCGCGACCATCGTGGACGCGTTCGTCGCTCAGGCGGACAAGTCCCGGCAGTTCGCTGAGAAGCTGCAGGTCCTGCTCTCGGCCGGCCTGAACCAGACGTCATGGGACCAGATCGCCGCCATGTCCACCGACAAGGGCATGCGGATCGCCAACGCCCTCATCGACGGGAACATGGCGCAGAACATCGCCCGCACCAACGACGCCGTCGGCTCCGTGAAGACCGTGTCCGACCAGGTCGGCGCTCAGGCGATCAAGACGTTCAAGCTCGCAGGCATCGAGATGGCGATCGCCATGTTCGAGTCGATGGAGAAGGTCATCACCGGGGGTGGGACTCGCAAGAAGATCCTCGAGGGGATGCAGTCCCTCAAGGACGAGATGAACCGGATCATGACCGGCAGCACCGCGTCAAGCTCGTCGCTCGCCTCGAGCGGTGGCTCGGCTCCGTCCGACTCCTCGAGCATGACCAGCGACGAGATCGCCCTGATGATGGCGTCGCAGGCCGCTGGCCTGCCGGCGTTCGCCGACGGCGGCATCGTCCCGGCGACCCCGGGCGGGCGGATCGTGCGCGTCGCGGAGGCCGGTCAGGCCGAGGCGATCATCCCCCTGGACCAGCTCGGCGGTGGTGGTGGCGACATCAACGTCTACGTGACGGTGCAGGGTTCGGTGGCGTCGGAGCGGGACCTGGTTGAGGTTGCCCGTCAGGGGATCGCGACGGGGATGCGGCGTCGTGGCCTGGATCCGGCGGTGATCGGGCTGTGACCACGTTCCTGGACGGTGTCACGTCGCCCGCTGTCGTGGTGGAGGTTGATACGTCGCTGATCGGTGGCGGCGTGTGGGACGTGTCCCTGTGGGACGGCAGTGACCTGTTCGACGGTTCGGTGGGTGAGTGGACTGCTGTGCCGTCGACGGACGTGAAGCAGGTGTCGATCCGTCGTGGTCGGGTGCGTGAGGATCAGGCGATCCAGCCTGGTGATGTGACGGTGGTCCTCGACAACCTCTCGGGTGACTACGCGCCGGATAACGAGTCGTCGCCGTGGCGGTGGGGTTCTGAGTCGTTGATGCAGCGCGGTATCGGTGTGCGGGTGCGGGCGGGGTTTCGGCCTGCTGCTGATCTGGAGGCTGAGCGCCTGCTGAAGACGGCGGTGCTGTATCTGGACGCGCAGAACCCGGGGAGCACGCCGACTGCGAGCGTGAAGAATCTGGGGACGGGCCGCGCGGCCCTGAACGCGACTCTCGGCTCGACCAGTACGACGGACTCGAATGACCCGAAGTGGCTGGAGTACACGGGGACGGCGTACTGCTACCTGCCCGGTGTCGCGTCCAACTACCTGAGCGTGCCGGATGCGGCGGCCCTCGACATCACGGGCGACATTGATCTGCGCGTGCAGGTCGCGCTTGACGACTGGACTCCTTCGGGGATCAACACGCTGCTGGCAAAGTACCAATCAGGCGCTGGCCTGCTGTCGTACCTACTGGACGTTCAGACCTCGGGCAATCTGCGGTTCCTGTCCTCTACGGACGGGTCTGTCGCGAATGTGAACGTGCAGTCCACGGTCGCCACCGGCCTCACCGATGGGGCGGTGAAGTGGCTCCGCGTGACTCGCAACGCGACCACAGGTGATGTGAAGTTCTACCTGTCGGACGACGGCGTGACGTGGACGCAGCTCGGCACCACAGTGGCCTCGGCCGCGTCAGTGATGTACGCCTCGACCAGCGGTGTCTATCTCGGCACCCGCTCGGACGGGGCGAGCAACCCCGCCGCAGGCAAGTTCTACCGCGCACAAGTCCTGAACGGCATCGGCGGCACCACCGTCCTCGACATCGACACCTCCGTCCTGACCTCGGGCGCGGCTACGTCGTTCACGGCGACCACGGGGCAGACCGTGACGATCAACCGGGGCACGTCGGGCCGGAAGACCGCCGTCGTCACCGAGTCCAAGTGGCTACTGGGCACGGATGACTACATGGAGATTGCGGACAACGCGCTACTGAGAATGGGTGCGTCCGATTCGTTCACGCTAGTTATGGTGACGCGGCAATTTCCGACACTGTTCGCCGGTGGGCGATTCCTGGCAAAGGCTGATGCCGGGTCAGGCTATCGCCTCCAGTCAGCCGGTGCGTCATTCGCGCCAAGATTCCAGTCAGTTGATGCAACGCCAACCACTCGCACGTCAGATGGCGCAACCTTCACAGCCGGGGCACTAGGCGTGATTGCTGGCGTCTTTGACCGTTCCAGTGGATTGCAGACTACCTACCTAAATGCCGCCGCTGGCACTCCAGTGAGTATCAGTGGTGCGGGGTCGCTGTCCAGCACTGACGTTCTTCGCATCGGGCGTCAATCGGGCACTGGCACTAACTACCAAGACTTCGAGTTCATCGCCGCTGCCGTGTTCCGTAAGGCGCTGACCGCTGCGGAGATCGCGAAGATCAGCACCTACCTGACGACCCGCACCGCGACCGCGCCGACGATGACGACCATGTTCCGTGGCTACATCGAGACGGTGGACGCGGACCTTGGTGACGACCCCATCGCCACACTGTCAGCGTCCGATGCCCTCTCGGTCCTGTCCGACGCCCAAGTCGCAACCATCGCGTCCGCGTATGCCGGCGACACCACCGCGGCCCGCATCGGGCGCATCCTGGACGCCGTCAACTGGGACGCCACCCTGCGGTCCCTCAGCGGCAGCCGCACCATGGCCGCCACCACCTACGGGTCCACTGCACTCGCCCTGGCCGACGAAGCCGCGACCTGCGAGTACGGCGTGTTCTACGCGGCCAAGGACGGCACGCTCACTCTCACCCCGTACGAGTCCGCGTTCACGTCGACGCTTCGCTTCGACCTCGCCGACGACCCCGACACCCTCAAGCTCACCTACGCAGCGCTGACCGTGAAGCCTTCCACCGAGTACCTCGTCAACGACGTCACCCTCAACGTCAACGGCACCACCGTCACATCCCAGGACACCTACAGCATCGCGCTGCGCCGCAAGGTGTCCCGCTCATGGACGACACCCCTGGACAGCCTCGTCACCGCGCAGGCCCTCGCCGACCTCATTGTCGACCGGCTCGCCGGGAACACCCCGCGGGCTGACAGCATCGAGATCGACTGCGCCGGCATCAGCACCACCGACTGGGGCAACGTCCTGGCCGTCGAACTGCGCGAGCGACTCACCGCGCAGCGCACCACCGTCGACGGGCGGCTGCGCACCTACGGCTGCATCATCGAGTCCGTCAACCACGACATCACCCCCACCGGGTGGGTGCTGCGCATGAACCTGTCGCCGGGCATCGGTGGCGCCATCGCCATGTGGGATGCGTCCCTGTTCGACGGTGACGACCGCTTCTACTTCTGACCAACCGCCAGCCATCTAGCCCCCACCCGTGGGGGCTTTCCGCATTGGAGACCGCATGACCTCGTCGAAGCCTGCCGCGTTCACCTCGGGCACCCCGATCCTGTCATCGAGCGTCAACACGGCGATCAACGGCGCTGGTGGCCTGTTCGTCAACACGCAGACGGCACCGTCAGCGGTCGCGTCGAAGTCGATCGACTCGTGCTTCACGAGCGCCGCGTGGGGATACAAGATCTACGCCGACCTGTCCCTTTCCACGGGCGGCGTCGTCTACTTCAACCTGCGATCCGGTGGCGTGGACAACACGACAGCGGCGTCCTACAAGACCGACGGCACTTACCGCACCGCTGGTGCAAGCAACGCGTGGGACTACTCGACGACCTACTGGCAGCTGTGCTCGGGCGGTGCGGAGTCCGTGTCCATCGAGATGATGATCTTCCGGCCGTTCGAGACCGCGAAGACCCGCGCGGTGTGGACCGCCCGGAATGACGCGGGCACGACCAGCTTCTTCGCTGCCGGCAACCACACCGCCGTGACTACGTTCGACGGCTTCACGGTCGGTGTCACCGGTGGCGGAACGATCACGGGCGACATCATCGTCCACAGCCTCCGCGGGGACAAGTAGTGGGCCGCCTGCGCGCGAAGACGAGCCGCGAGGGCGTCATCGTGAATGGCGTGACCCTCGGCAACCCACCGATCACGCTCCTCGACGGCAGCGCGCCGGGACCGGGCGACAGCATCGCCGCATTGTGGTTCGTGTGGGATGACCCGCGCCTGCCCAACGGTGAGGTTCACGCGAACGGCACCGTCGAACTCGACCCGGAGCCAGCACCATGAGCGGCGAGGGTGTAAACGTCTCACTGGAGACGATCTACGCACAGCAGTTGGAGATCGTGCGGACCCTCAACGGCATCCCGCAGATGGTCGCCGACCACGAGGCGCGGTTGCGCGTGCAGGAGAAGCGCGAGGACTTGGCTCACCGCGTCACAGTGCTGGAGAGTCACGCCGAGCAGACCGTGACCAGCCTCGACAAGCAGGGCGAACGCATCGGCAACATCGAGCAGGACGTAGCCGCGATCCGTGCGGACATCGCCACCATGCGCCCCGTGCGCGTGCATCCCATCACCATCATCGCCGTCGTCGTGTCCAGTGTCGTCGGCACCGCCGCGCTCGTCGTCCAAATGCTCACCTAGGAGACCCTGTGAATCAGAACCCGATCCCCGCGAGCGTGCGCGGGCGCATCCTCGTGCTCGCCATCATCGTCGGCGGCTTCACTGGCACCGTCACCACGGCGCTGACGGGCCTTGGCGCGCCGACGTGGGTCATCGCCACCGTCGCCAGCGCCTCCGGTGCTGTCGGTGCCGTGGCTGCCGCACTGTCCCGCGCGAACCTGACGCTGGACTCTGACAAGGGCGGCCAGTGATGGCGCGGCTCGTGCCCGCAGGCGTCGTCCTGCGCGAGCAGATCAACGCCAAGTACCCCAAGCGCGACAAGCGCAGCGACGGCTGGGTGGGCGACCGGGCGCACTCCGCGCGCGCGTCGGACCACAACCCCGACTCGCGTGGCTGGGTCCACGCCATCGACATCGACGAGAACTTCGGCCCCGACGGGCAGCGCGACGGCATCGCCGCCGAGCGGTTCGCCAACGAGCTGCTGGCCTACGCCCGAAGCGGCAAGCCCGGAGCCGACCGCATCAAGAACGTCGTCTACGAGAACCGCGTCGCGTCCGGCACCTATCGGGACCGGCTGAGGTTCTGGCGCTGGCGCAAGGGCGGCTACGGCCACGAGCACCACATTCACATCTCATTCACCGGCAAGGCCGAGACCGATGGGAGGCCGTTCCCGCTCGACTGCCTGAAGTAGCACCTGACTACCTGCGAGGAAAGGTAACGGCATGGCACTGAAAGACGCACTGGCAGCAAACACGGGAACGTCACGAGCACCACAATGCAAGACCTGTGGGCTGCTGGCGACACTGAAACCAGCAGACGCGAAAGACCTTGCAGAGGCACTTGCCGACAGCGGGACTTGGACCGCATCAGGGATCGCGCGCGCACTGAAAGCCGAGGGCCACAACGTCACACCGGGGGCGGTCGCCCGACACCGCCGAGGGGATTGCAAGCCGTGAGCCTCGGCGACGCCCTCGAAGCGGAGACGCCCAAGAACATCGAACTGCGGGCCGCGCTGGAGCGGACGCAGCGTCAGCTCGCCCAAGCCAAGCAGCGGTCCAACCGGCTCAGCGAAGTGCTCATCCAGGCGGCGCACGATGCCGTCCTCGCGCACCCGCTGGACCGCGTTCCGAGAGCGATGAAGGACAAGCGCAAGCACTCCGGCGAGCACGCCTTCTGGCACCTCACCGACTGGCAGGGCGCGAAGATCACCACGACCTACAACTCGCAGGTCATGGCCGAGCGGGTACACAGGTTCGTCGACAAGGCGCAGCGGATCACCGAGATCCAGCGCGCCGACCATCCAGTGCGCGACTGCACCATCGCCCTGGGTGGCGACATGATCGAGGGACTGTTCAACTTCCCGTCCCAGCCCTATGAGATCGACGCGACCTTGTTCGGCCAGTTCGTGACCGTCGGGAACCTCCTCGTCGAGGTCGTCAGGCGGGCACTCACGATCTACGAGCGCGTGACTGTCGTCGCCGAATGGGGTAACCATGGGCGCATCGGGTCCAAGCGTGACGCGGTAGTGAAGTCCGACAACGCCGACCGCATGACCTACGAGCTCGCCCGCCAAGTGATGCTGTCAACGGGTGAGTCGCGGCTGACGTGGGAGGACTGCCCCGAGGACATCCAGCGCATCGAGATCGGCAACTATCGCGCGCTCCTGATGCACGGCGACGAGGTTGGTCGCGCAGGCTTCGCCAGTCCGTCCGCGTGGCAGGGCGCAGGCAACCGGTGGAAGGCGGGGGCGTACGGCTGGGACTTCCAAGACATCTACCTCGGCCACTACCACCGACATGCCCAAGAACCGCTCAGCGACGGCCTGGGCGCGATCTACTGGTCGGGCAGCATCGAGTCCGACAACCGCTACGCCCGCGACTCCATGGCCGCGAGCGGCGTGCCCTCGCAGCGACTGCACTTCATCGACCCCGAAGCGGGCCGTGTCACCGCTGGCTACCAGGTCTGGCTGGACAAGTGAGCAGCAACGGTGCGTCCATCGTGGACGAGCGCGGGCGGTCCTACGGCGGCATCGTCAAGGGCGATGGCAACATTCACCGGATCGCGGGCATGTGGTCGGCCTACCTCGGCGTCGAGGTCACCGAGCATGACGTCGCCTGCATGATGGTGCTGCTGAAGGTCTCACGCTCGAAGCAGGACCCCGCGAACCTCGACAACTACGAGGACGCCCACGGCTACACCACGATCGCCGAGCAGTTGCGGTGACCAAATCACAGATCCAATCTTCGGATTGTCCATGAGGGTCCGGGTCCGGGCTGGTGACGTGACCATCGAGGTCGAGGGCGTTGACTACACGCGGCGGCAGGTGAACGCGCTGGCCGAGCACGCCGCTGGGCTGCACGCCGCACTCCAGGCCGACGCGCCCGAAGCCAACCCCATCGGCTTCTCGCTGGGCGCATCCACCGACCTCGCGCCCGACCCGCAGCCTGAGTCCTACTTCACCGACGACGAGGAATAACCCGGAACAGCGCGCCCCTTGTTCCATGTTCGACCGCCGACCACCATGCGGCTGTGACGACAGCAACGGCCCAGCACCTAGCCCACAAGGCAGGGTGCTGGGCCGCTTTCGTCGTTTACGGGGTCTGATCGTGGTGACCGATAACTCTAAGTATGCGTCACATACCATAGGATGGGCACATGAACAAGACCATTGACGACTTTCTTCTGTGGGCGCGCGAGGACCGGATGAGGTCACCGCACACCATCGCCAGATATCGGATAGCCCTAGCCACGCTGGAGCCATTCGGTGACCCCATGACCCTCACCCGCGACGACCTCGACCGATGGTGGACCAGCCGCATCCTGCTCAAAGACGGCACCCCACGCTCAGCGGCGACCCGATCCAACGAACTGGCGTGCCTGCGCTCGTTCTACAAATGGGCGACCAAGAAGAACTGCCGACCAGACGACCCGTCCGCTGGCCTTGACTTCCTGGCCCCCGAAAACCACGTCCCCCGCGCCATCGGGGAATCGGACCTAGGCAGGCTCCTTGGACCACTCACGACTGATGCATTGGACCTTCGCCGCGCTTTCGCGCTCGGCGCATACGCCGGGCTGCGCGTTTCTGAAGCTGCATCACTGGACTGGCGCGACATCGACCTGGAGTCCCACCGGATGTATATCCGTGGCAAGGGAGGCAAGGAGCGCGTCACCGGCCTGCATCCGGTACTTCTGGACAAGATCCTGCCAACGGTCACCGGCAACGTCGTCGCCGCAGGTGGCAAGCCATACACGGGTGCCGTATTGCAGCGCAAAGCGAATCGACTGATGGAGCGGGCGGGCATAAACCACACCTTCCACGACCTCCGCAAGCGCGGCGTCACCCTCGCCCTCGCGCGCGGCATGAACCCTGAGGCGATCCGGCAAGTGTTCGGCTGGTCCTCAATGCAGACCGTCACGCATTACGCCGTCGTTGGATCGGAGGAACTGGACAAGATCGCTGAGGCGATGGTCTAGGCCGCGACACGCCAAAAGAAATTGGGCTTGACACGCGGGGCCGCAAGCCCTAACTTGGACACATGCCAAAGGCAAGGAACCCAATCAGCGTCGCGGACGCAGCCCGAATACTCGGCAAGGACCGCAAGACGATCCTCCGATGGATCGAGTCAGGCCGCATCCCAGCGACGAAACTCTCAGGCAAGACGGGCGCATGGCTCGTCAGCCCCGACGACCTCGCCGCACTCATGGGCGGCGAGAAGTGAGCGACTATGCGACGTTCCTGGCGCGTAAGGCTCAGCTGACCAACGCTGGCGGGTTCGAGCCGGTCGACCTGCCTGCGCACCTGTTCGACTTTCAGCGCGCGCTCGTCGAGTGGGCCGTGCGTCAGGGTCGCGGCGCGCTGTTCGCGGACTGCGGGCTGGGTAAGACGCCGATGGAGCTGGCGTGGGCCGAGCAGGTGCACCGCCAGACCGGCAAGCCCGTACTCATGCTGACGCCGCTTGCTGTCGGATTCCAGGCCGTACATGAGGCCGAGAAGTTCGGCCACGACGCTGGACTATCGCGCACCGGCAAGCCTGTCGCGTCCATCACGATCACGAACTATGAGCAGCTGACAAAGTTCGATCCCGCCGACTTCGGCGGCGTGGTCTGCGATGAGTCGAGCATCCTGAAGTCGTTTGACGGTGTGACGAAAGCTGCGGTTACCGAGTTCATGCGCCGGATTCAGTTTCGACTGCTCGGCACCGCGACGGCCGCACCTAATGACTGGACCGAATTGGGCACGTCATCGGAGGCGCTGGGCGGGCTTGGCTACATGGACATGCTGACGCGGTTCTTCACGAAAGACAATCGGGCCATTTCGTCGCGCGGGCTGGAGAAGGACAAGTACCGACTGAAAGGCCACGCCGAGGAGCCGTTCTGGCGCTGGGTCGCATCATGGGCGCGCGCTACCCGCCGCCCGTCCGACCTCGGCTTCGACGACGGACGATTCCTGCTGCCAGACCTCGTCACGCGCGAGCACATCGTGGAAGCCTCGCGGCCAGCCGACGGAACGCTGTTCGACGTTCCCGCGCACGGACTCAGGGAGGAGCGCGAGGAGGCCCGCCGCACGCTCACGGAGCGGTGCGAGGCAGCCGCTACGGCGCTAGATGATGCCGAGTACGCGGTCGCATGGTGCCAACTCAATGACGAGTCAGCGACCTTGACGCGACTCATTCCCGGCGCTGTCGAGGTGTCTGGTGCTGATAGCCCAGAATCCAAAGAGGAGAAGCTGACCGCGTTCAGCGAGGGCCAGATACGGGTGCTAGTCACGAAGCCAATTATCGGAGCGTGGGGCCTGAACTGGCAGCACGCCAACCGAATGACCTACTTCCCGAGTCATTCCTATGAGCAGTATTACCAGGCTGTGCGCCGCATGTGGCGCTTCGGCCAGCAGCGCGACGTGGTCATTGACGTAGTCGCCACCGAAGGCGGGCGCAACGTGCTCGCCAATCTGAACCGCAAAGCAGAGCAGGCCGACGCGATGTTCTCCGCGCTGGTCGCTCACATGAATGACGCGCTAGGCGTCACCGGACACAACTACGACGAGAAAGTGCAGGTGCCGCTATGGCTGGCGTCCTAGATCAGTGGATTACGGATCGCTGGGCGATCTACAACGCAGACGCGATGGATGTGATGGCGCAGATGCCTGACAACTCCATTCACGCCTCGATCTATTCGCCACCGTTTGCGGGGCTGTACGTCTACTCATCGAATGACCGAGACGTATCCAATGCTCGCAACTACGCCGAGTTCCGCGAGCACTACGGCATGTTTGTCGAGCAGATCCACCGCTTGACGATGCCAGGGCGATTGACCGCCGTACACGCCGCGCCCGTGCCGTCATCCAACTCGGGCCGTGACTCGCTGTTCGACTTCCCCGGCGATGTGATCCGACTGCATGAGGAGAAGGGCTGGGACTGGATCGCACGGCACGCGATCTGGAAGGAACCATTGGCTGTTCGCAACCGCACAATGCAGCACAACCTCAGCCACAGGACCATTGTGGAGGACGGCGCGCTGGGTGGCGTTGCATCGGCCGACGAGCTACTGATCTTCCGTAAGCGCGGCGAAGCCGACGAGCCTGCCGCCCACCCGACTGGCCTGGACTACTACGCGGGTAGTGAGCGCGTGCCAGCGGACCTCCTGAAGTACCGCAACTGGCCCGACAAGCAGACTGGCAACCGCTACTCGCACTGGATCTGGCGGCGCTACGCCTCGTCAGTGTGGGACGACGTGCGACTCGGCCACGTTCTGCCGTTCCGAGATGCCAAAGACCCAGACGACGAGAAGCACGTCCACCCGCTGCAACTCGATGTCATCGCGCGGTTCGTGCAACTGCGAACCATGCCCGGTGAGCGCGTCCTGACCCCGTTCATGGGCGTCGGCTCTGAGGTGTACGAGTCCGTTCGCCTTGGCCGCGTGGGCATCGGCATCGAACTCAAGCCTTCCTACTACGTGCAGGCCGT